TTTTGGTTGATGACCGAACATAAGACTTTCCCTGATTGGATTGTGGGCGATGGTGGGATAATCCCATCCATAGATCCAACTGACGATGAGGATGACGATTAAAGCCAACCGAAGGTACTTGATCACGCCTGACCTCCAAATTCCACTACATCACCCAAAAGCAGTATCTAATCTCATTAAAATGAGCAAGCACGAAAAGTTTGACTTTGTGTTAAATGTTGGTGATGAACTGGATATGACTTCTCAAAGCCGTTGGGTAAAAGGAACTAAAACTGAATTTACAGAAACATTAGATCAAGAGCGATCAATTGCCCAAGAGATTCTTTTTGACCTAGGCACAACTGACATCATTAGATCTAACCATACCGATCGATTATTTACCACATTACTAAAAGGCGCACCATCCCTCCTAGGATTGCCTGAGTTAGTCTTTGAAAAGTTTATGGCGTACTCAGATCTTGGCATTAGATTCCATAAGCGAGCGTATGAATTTGAGCGTGGCTTTTTTTTGGCTCATGGTGATGAAGGGGTTATGTCTAAGCATGCAGGTATAACTGCCCTAAATCTTGCCAAAAAGTGGGGTAACAGCGTTGTTTGTGGCCATACCCATAGGCAGGGTGCTACAAGGCACCAAACAGGCTTAAACGGCCGTTATTCAACGATTTGGGGCATTGAGGCCGGTCATCTTATGGACATGAAAAACAAAGCCTCCTACCTTAAATATGCCTCAGCCGATTGGAATATGGGATTTGTAGTAATTTCTTTTGGTAAAGGCGGTCATTCAGTCGAATTGGTGCCTGTGAACCATGACGGATCGTTCCGATACAATAAAAGGTATTATGGGGCGTGAAACAGATTATAAAGACCGCACGATTGATGATCATATCGATGAACTTGAGGATCTTGGCGTTATCTAATCGTTATAGAACACGCCGGAGATCAGGTAGATAAAAGACTTGATCTAGGTCAAACTTTATGTATTCACAGAGATACTGTGGATATGTAGGGAGCGACATGTTATTAGATACAAATAATCGAGGCCAAGCCTTAGATTATGCACAGCGAGGATGGGCAGTTTTGCCATTGTTGCCACGCAAGAAAGATCCGCACTTTGACTTGGCTCAAAGGGCTTATTTATCAGCCACCACAGATCAAAACCTAATTAACTTTTGGTTTGACTATGATGAAAATATCAACATTGGTATAGCCTGTTATCAATCAGGATTGGTTGTATTTGACATTGACCATCGCAATGGTGGTGAATTGCTGCCTGAGTTTGAGCCAACATATACAGTTCAAACTGGTGATGGCTTACACCTGTATTACACAGCCAATAAATCTGATGTATTTAGAGGTAAGTTAAACGATGGTATTGACATCAAATGGAAAGGTTATGTTGCAACTGCACCATCAATTCATCCGTCAGGAGCAACCTATACAGTAATCGATGACCGAAATCCGGTTGCGATGCCTAAACAAATAAGGGAGTGGGCAACAAAATGAAAATCAACGGAGTAACCATTTTATGGTTTATGATAGCAACAGGCTTATTGGCCTACGCAGTTAATTTATGGCAAACCGAAATTTACAATCGTGCGTATTGGCGTGGCAGGGCAATCGGTTGGGATATGCACCGCAGAATGATTAACAACAAGCAGCAATCAGATGAAGTCTTTGATTATGACAAAAACTGAGCAGTTGTTAGATGAGGTCATTACTACGATCCAACAGCGTGGAAGCGTGTACGGACATCCTTACTATAACCACAAACGAATTGCAGGTCTTTGGTCTGCATATCTCGACTTCCCTATCACACCACATCAGGCTGCGTTATGTATGGCATTGGTCAAGGTTTCTAGGCTTAGTGAAACCCCAGATCATTACGACAGTATTAAAGACTTCATCGCCTATGGCTCTGTCTATAAGACAGTTCTCGATGCAGTCCAAGATGAAAATTGGGAGGATTGATAATGGCATTTAATTTAGAGGATTATGAAACAGTCGAATCAAGATTGGAGAAATGGCATGGAAAATTTCCTGACAACAGGATCGAAACTGAACTCATCGAGGCATCTAACACTCGATTCATTGTATTTTGTAAATTATTCAAAACGGAAGCGGACGCAAAGCCATGTGCAACTGGGCTTGCTTTTGAAACAATTTCGGATCGTGGTGTCAATTCAACTTCTGCATTGGAGAATTGCGAAACTTCAGCGATTGGCAGAGCACTTGCAAACGCAGGTTTTGCTGCTAAAGGCAAAAGAGCATCTCAAGAGGAAATGAGCAAGGTGGTTGCACCATCATCTTTTAAGGAGAAGTTGGAAAGCCGGCAAAACATGTATGGCAAAGCAGGATCCAAGTCAGCACAAATTGAAACAATATTAAGGGATAATTTTGCAGCCGACAAACCTGCTGATCCTGTTGTTTGGTCAGTTGGTGAGGTTGTCGATCAAATAGCAGCAACAATACCTAATGAGCCACCTGCGTGCCAACATGGTCATATTCTTAAAGAGGGAATTTCTAAAGGAGGTAAGCCTTATTATGGATATGTTTGTAAAGCAAAAGCATGTGAACCTAAATGGGCAAAACTTACAGCCAATGGGAAATGGTATTTTGAAGGAGGTGAATAAATGGGTGAATTACAGATAATTGATGGCTCTGGTCTAACTGCAACTTTTACAGATGACGGAGTTAAAGTCGAGCCATCAATAGTTACTTGCGATCTATGCAACGATGACAGATTACTTCATGAGGGCGATCTGCTTCGATGCTATTCCTGCCACGCAATAAACAGGATTCCGTATCATGCCTAATTACGATTATGCCTGTGATATTGAGGGAACGCTGATTATATTGGAATTACCAATGGATCATGAAATCCCTCAATGTCAAGTATGCAACACACCTTTACGAAGGGTTTATGTTGCAGTTCCAACAATTTTTAAAGGTACTGGCTGGGCTGGTAAAGATGGTTAATTTTAGATGCAATTTCTGCTCAGCCAATACTGAATTTGAATGGCTTGATGGATACCCAGAGGCCGATGGTTTTAGGGTGTATCAATGCCTCAAATGCTGCGCCGTTGGTACTAAGAATATAGCAGAGGCTACTGACACTCAGGAACCTGTAATGCGCTGCACTAAATGCGGATCATGGATGTTTGCAGATAAGGAGTGCCATACATGTGCGCTGATCATGATGAAATGACACATGAAATCAATTGGGCTTATCAGAATCAATTGCATAAGCAATGGCTTTTAGATAATCCGGATGCACAATACATAGGATGGATGTCTATATGAAAGACACGCTGACACGCCGTAAGATTTGGAGTGATGTGATACCCTTAAACGCAAATTCGCTTTCAGAGCGAAAGGGCGATCTGCGAAGCAGAAAGATCGCAAGGTTTGGTTTGGTGATATCTCTGTCTTTAGCCATTACAATAGGCTTATTAAAAGATGATTCCGTTGCAGTAGATAAAACTAATCATTACAGACAATGGGCTTTCATACAGTTAAACAACTTAGATCAATTCTATTGTTTAGATGAATTAAACTACAAAGAATCAAGATGGAATCCAAAAGCCAAGAATGGTAGTCATTATGGTATTCCTCAAGGTAGATCTAAGTGGTTAAGTACAGTTGATGGGTTTAAGCAAATTGATTGGCAACTTAAATACATACAAAAGCGTTATAGTAATCCTTGTAATGCTTTGGCACATCATAAGATTAAGGGATGGTATTGAGTAAGAGTGCATTAAGATCAACAGGATCTACAAGACAATGGCGGTCTATTAGAGAGCGGATACTTAGGCGTGATGGGTTCATCTGCCAATACTGTGGGCAGGAAGCAGACACAGTTGATCATGTAATTCCGAGAAGGCTTGGTGGGCTAGATAATGATGAAAACTTATTAAGTGCCTGTTACAAGTGCAATTTAGCCAAAGGGGGGCGTTTTTTTGTAGGCAAGAGAACACCACCGACCTCCCTTTCCCTTTCTAACCCACGAAATACCTCAATCCCCCACGATCAGACTGGATCGATTTGAACAACTTTGAAAAAGAATTAATCGAAGGAGTTAAACCTCAATCAGAATTAGGAGGTGTGCAAACTCCCCGAATTCACTCTCCTTTAAATGATTTGCCGTCTAAAGGTCATGAAATGATCGAGTTTGCTAAGGAGATCGGCATACCGCTTATGCCTTGGCAAGAGTTTGTGGCTATTCATGGTCATAAAGTCAAAGAGGATGGCCGGTGGCACAGTCAGTTAAATAATTTGCTTTTGGCTAGGCAGAATGGAAAAAGCACATTTATGCTTTTGCGTATCCTAACCGGCATGTATATTTGGGGCGAGAATCTGCAACTATCATCAGCGCACCGACTTACAACCTCATTGGAAACTTTTAGGCAGATGGTTGGGATTATTGAGAATAATGACAAACTAGCGTCTGAAGTAAAAAAGATTAGATGGCAACATGGTGCTGAGGAAATGGAACTTAAAGGCGGTAGGCGATTTGTTGTAAAGGCTGCAAACAATGCGAGCCGAGGAATTTC